CGGCGTCTGGCTGTCCGACGTGACCGAGAACTCGAAATGGTCGCAGCCTTGGTATCTCCCGCGCGTCGAGCAGCCTGACGCCTTCCTGTGCGAAGTGAACGAGGACGGTCACGCCTTCCCAATCAACGAGGCGATGGCGTGGGCGAAGGAGAGGCAGAAGCGCGAACAGGTCGAGCAGAAATTAATTGCGCCAAATTTTTCAAATGAAAGACCGTCCGGCGACATCGACGCCTTCAACAAGGCGCATGGCCTCGAGTGGGTCCGATCGAAGCTTGAAAGCGAAGGCTATAAGTTCGTCTTCAAGGAAGGCGACAAATACCGCTACATCCGGCCCGGTTCGGAAAGCGGCACTCCCGGCGTCGTCGTGTTTCGCGGCTCCCGTGGCGATTGGTGCGTATTCTCGCATCATGGCGCTGCCGATCCGCTGTCGAACAAGGTCAGCGATCCGTTCGACCTCGTCGCCGTGTTCGACCACAACGGCGATCGGAAGGCCGCAGCGCGTGCTGTCCTGCCGAAGCAGCCGAGACTTATGGACCAGATCGCCATGTTGTCGGGCCAGCAGCCGGCGCAACCTGTGCAGCAACCAGTACAGGTCGAGCAAACGCAACAAACGAAACGCCGCATCGACCTCGTCCCGTGGCACGACCTCCAAGACGTGAAGGTCAAGTGGCTGGTTAAGGACATGCTCCCGGCGAAGTCATTCTCCGCAATCTATGGCAAGTCAGGCGCAGGAAAGTCGTTCTTTGCCATGTATTTAGCGGCAATGGTTGCAGCAGGACGCGAAGCATTCTCGTGCAGCGTCGAGCAGGGCGATGTCGTCTATCTGGCGCTCGAGGGCGGTGCTGGCCTGCGGCGCAGACGTGATGCGCTCATGCAGCGGTACGACCTCCCCGACGATCTGCCAGTGCACTTCGTGAAGGCGCAGATGAACCTTCGCAGCAGCCTCGACGACCTCACGGCGCTGATCGAGGTGATCCGTGAACGCGGCATCAAGCCTGCCGTGATCTTCGTCGATACGCTGGCGCGTGCCTATGCCGGCGGCGAGGAGAACTCGTCGGCAGAGATGATGCAGTTCGTCTCCGTCATGGCGGCGCTACAGGACGCGCTCGATTGCACGGTTTGCGTCGTCCATCACACAGGCAAGGACGAGAGCAGGGGCATGCGTGGCTCGTCGGCGCTCCTCGCTGCCGTCGATGCAGAGCTAGAGTTGACGCGCATCTCCGACGACGATGCCGAGGAACCCGTCTGCACGGTCAAGTCGACCAAGCAAAAGGACGGCATGGATGGCCTCTCGTGGTCGTTCCGGCTCGACCTCATGCACGTCAGCCCGCTCGATCCAGACGCAACGTCGCTCGTCGTGCATCCGCTCAACGAGACACATCAGCCGAAGAAGCGGAAGCGGGCGTCAGGCAACCAGAAGGTGCTGCTCGATGCGCTGGCGATGGCTATTCAGGAGCAGGGAAAACAGGTCGGATTAGACCAAATCCCGCCGCATCAGAAGGTCGTCAATGTCGACGTGTGGCGCACATATTTCGACACGATGACCCATTTACAGGGCGACAGCGCGCGTCGGACGTTCGAGCGCGAGGTGCCTAAGCTCGGACAAGCCGGACATATAAGTATGTGGGCGAAATGGTGTTGGATTTCAGATGCTTAGGAAGTTCGGACATTTACCGGACATTTATCCGGACAAGTTCATGCGTTGTTAAATATCCGGACGGACACGGACACAACACTAGGAAGTGTCCGAGTGTCCGGATTTAAACGGGGGTAGAAATGGGAAGGGTGATGGAGAGGGCGATGATGCCGCTGCCGATCGACAGAGGGCCAGTGCAAGATGCGCTCGAGCCGCTCGATCGGGTTGCAGTCGAGATGGAAGGAAAGTGGGGCGTCGGAAGACTTCAGAGGTTGGTGCCGCCCGACATGGCCGCGAAGTTCTCGTCGGCCCGAGAGAAGCTGAACGACGCAATCCGCGACAACGATCTCGATGCTGTCGTCAGTAAGGCGGCAGTCCTGATCCGTGGATGGCAGGCGCTCGACAAGGCGGCTACCGAAGCCGGGCATAAGACATATCCCGAAGTCGTCTGGTCAGCGAAACATCGAGGCACGACATACACGGTCTGCCTCGATCGGGCCGACGTGAGTAAGGTTGCCAAGGACGCAGCCGATCCAGCGCACGTCGTCACGCTGGCCGAGCTGCTGCTAGTGTGGGATGAGTTTCAGGCGAACAGGGTCATCAGCGAAACGAAGAGCCTGTTCCCCGGCGCGACAGTCGAGAGCGTGAAAGATGCGAAGGGTCTGAATGATGAAATCCCGTTCTGATGGGCCAGAGATCGACGAGGACGGTCTTCTGGCCGATGTCATGGATGAATACCTGACAGACGACGAGCAACCTGCTGTGCGGTTCATCGCCGTCACCAACAATGGCAAGACATACAAGGTTAGGGTCGAACAGAAACTTATCTGGTTCCCAAGCCTGCGAATGAAGGGGAGACCGAAGCAGTGAGTGAAGCGAAGATCGGAAGGCCGTCGAAACGGACGCCGGAGCTGATCGACGAGATATGCATCAGGATTGCCAGTGGTCGATCTTTGTTGAGCGTGTCGAAGGATGACGACATGCCGGATCACGCGACGATATGGCGGTGGATGCACGCGGAAGAGGACTTCCGCGATAAGTATGCGCGCGCGATCCAATCGCGTGCGATCCATCACGCAGAGGAAATTTCACTTACAATTCAACAGGTTAAGTCAGGTGAGCTGCCTCCTGACGTGGCACGCGTGGCGATCGACGGCATGAAATGGGTGGCTTCTCGTTTGTTGCCAAAGGTTTACGGCGACAAACAGATCGTCGAGGCGAACGTCACGCACACGCATCAGCTGCATCTCGATGCGCTGCGCGCACTGTCGAACAGGCGTTCGGGTAACGATCTCGGGTACATCGAGGGCCAAGCTATTGATATCACTAACGATCCAACCTTTTCAGGTGAAAGGCTGGATGCTCCGCAGCCGGCGATCGATGCCGTGCTTGTGGTCGATGCCGCAGACCCCCCCGGCAGGGCCACCCCGGCGGGGGCGGTTTCGGCGTCACCTACCGCTCTCTATACGGGCGAAAAACCACAGGAGACCCCCCCTACGGGTGGTGCTTCAAAACGTAAGGCTCGCTCAAAAAAAACTAAAAGTTGAAAACTGTGCAGACCCCCCTTGACCCCCGCGCGGTTAGAGATTTAACCGTAGCGGTAGGTAAGGAGGGTTTGCATGAGCAAGGTAAAGCCGATTGACGAAAAGAAGCGCGATCATCTCGCGCGCAAAACACGTTTGACTGAAACTGGTTGTTTAGTCTGGACAGGGCCTGTTACGAGCCAAGGTTACGGTCAAATGAAGTTTGAGAACGGACCGAAGCGCGCAACATTCAGGGCGCATCGCGTTGCTTATGAGCTGGCTCATGGCCCGATCCCTGAAGGAATGTTTGTGTGCCATTCGTGCGATACGCCTCTTTGTTGTAACCACGAACACCTGTTTCTTGGCGATGCTCGAGCCAATAACGACGACATGAAGGACAAGGGCCGACGTCGCAAACCGGGCCAATCTGAAAAGCAGGCGGAGATATTGAGACTTCTTATGGCGGGGCGACCGCGCAGTTTTATTCGCCGGCATTTGAGCGCAAAAGACGAAGACATTGCCAGACGCGCGCTTGATATATGGGAGATGCGCGACCACCTGATCCGTTGCGAGGCACTCGGATGACGATCAGCTGGTTCCGATACGTCAGACACGCTGACGTTCCTGCGTTTGAGGAGGCAGGCTGGCGGTTCGCCGCTGACCTTGGCCCGACGCATGGACTTTGGAGTGTGCTGATGCAATGGTGCCGCTCGGGAAGCCCGCCGGGGTGTGAGACGGACGAACCGGATGCCGCAGCCGCCTTTATCGAGAGCCAAGGCCGAAGAGACAATCAACGGTCTCTTGCAGGCGTTGAAGGCGGGGCATCCGAAGTCTCAGGCGATCATGATGCTGGCGCGCAAGTTGGGGATCAACAGCGCGACGATCTACACCCGGCTGCGTTCGGACGGCCCGATCGCCCGAACCTATCCTGATCTCTATGAGCTGTTTTTAGACGCTGATAAGCCTCCAGAGGCGCGTCTAGTCGAGTTCCCGCCCGCACAGCGGTTGCGTGTATCTGTGCGGGCGGGGAGCAACCCTGAAGGTGAGACGGTTCGGGTCTGCGCGATCGGGGACGTGCATGACAGCCCGACGCAGGACAAGACGCGGTTCAAGTGGTTCGGGCGTCACATTGCGAAGACGCGGCCCGACAAGGTTGTGCAGATTGGTGACTTCGGAGACTTCCACAGCTGCTCGCAGCATGAGCCGATTGGGTCTCTTAGTGCGGCATTGAAGCCGTCCTACAGGCGCGATCTTGATAGTTTGGAAGAGGCTCTAGGACTTATCCACAAGGAAATTTCAGGCTCTGGCATCCAGCTGCACGTCGTCGAGGGGAACCATGAGGACCGGGTCTATCGGTTCCAAGACTTGCATCCAGAGGCTGACGGCATGTTCGTGGGCGCGTTGCAGGATGTGTTCGCTCGCTACGATTGGCGCGCGAAGCCTTATGGTGAGTTCCTGTTTATTGCTGGCGTCGGGTTCGTGCATGCGCCGAAGACGATCATGGGGCGCGCGTATGGCGGCAAGAACTCCGAGCAGCAGATCGGGAATGATGCGTTGTTCTCGATCGTGTGGGGTCACACGCATCGCGCTGTGTTCAAGCAAGTTCCGAAGATCGGGCCGTCGCAGCACATCGAGGTGCTGAACTTAGGAAGCGCAATGCCGACGGGGTATGTGGCTCCGTATGCTGGCACGGCGACGACGGGCTGGTCGTATGGCATCTTCGACTTAGAGCTGCGTGGCGGTCACATTGTTGGGCATAACTTCATAAGCATGGATAGCCTACGGTCGATGTATGGAGACTGACGATGGACGAGGAAGATGAAGTGGTCGTAGTTGGGCAGGAAAGCGAGCTGGCGCAGTTGGCTGGCGCGTTGTGTGAATTGGCGCAGCAGATTGATCTAACGCGCGACGAGGATGCCCGTATTTACTTGTTGCAGGCGATGGCTGGCATTACCTACATGCTCAACCCGCCGAAGGGGGAAGTTCATGTCTTCGAAGGAAGCAAAGGAAAGCGGTAACGACTTCGTCACGTTCATTGAACGGTACGAGCGCGACCCTGTCGGCTTCGTCGAGAATGTTCTCGAAGCGAAGCCGCTTCCTTGGCAGAAAGAGTTTTTGAACGCTCTGGCGCGTGGCGAGCGTCGCATCTCGGTGCGTGCTGGTCACGGCGTTGGGAAGTCGACGGCGTGTTCGTGGGCTTTGATCTGGCACATGACGACGCGCTATCCGCAGAAGGCGGTGGTTACTGCGCCGACATCTGCGCAGCTGTTCGATGCTCTGTATTCAGAATTGAAGACGTGGATCAACAAGCTCCCGCCTGTCTTGCGTGAGAGCTTTGAGGTTTTCTCCGATCGCGTTGTGCTGAAGGGAGCGCCTGAGAGTTCGTTTATCTCGGCGCGTACCAGCTCGTCGGAGAGGCCGGAAGCCTTGGCCGGCGTTCACTCCGAGCATGTGCTTCTGGTTGTCGACGAGGCGTCTGCTGTGCCTGAACAGGTGTTCGAGGCAGCGGCTGGCTCGATGTCTGGTCACTCGGCTTCGACGATCCTGATCTCAAACCCGACGCGCAACTCGGGCTTGTTCTATAAAACGCATCACGACCTCGCGTCCGATTGGTTTCGGATGCACGTCTCCTGCTTAAATATCCCGCTCGTTTCGTCTGACTTCGTCGCGCAGATTAAGGCGACCTATGGCGACGAGAGCAATGCGTTCCGTATCCGTGTTCTTGGCGAGTTCGCGCTTGCTGACGACGACACACTCATACCGGCGGAGTTGGTTGATGGGGCAATCGGGCGTGACGTGGTGGCTGGTGCCAATGATCCTCTTGTTTATGGTCTCGACGTGGCGCGTTTTGGAACTGACCGGACTGCTTTGGTAAAGCGGAAGGGGAACGTCGTTCTAGACGTGAAGTCGTGGGGCGGTCTCGATACGATGCAAGTTGTCGGCGCGATCGTTAATGAAATGAAGATCGACAACCCTGACGAGATTTGCGTCGATACGATCGGCCTTGGTTCTGGTGTGGCCGATCGCCTGCGCGAGATGGGCTACAACGTGCGAGACGTGAACGTGGCCGAGGCGTCTGCTATGAACCCGAACGCAAATAAGCTGCGCGACGAATTATGGTTGAGCGTGAAGGATTGGCTGACGACGAGGGCAGTGAAGCTGCCGGTTGACGATCAGCTGCGGCATGAGCTGGTCGCGCCGCGTTATTCGTTCACATCGAGCGGAAAGGTACAGGTTGAGAGCAAGGACAGCATGCGGAAGCGGCGCATGCGTTCGCCTGACTTGGCCGATGCGTTGTGCCTGACGTTTGCGTCTCAGGCTGCGATGGTCGGAGGTCGCGCGTTCAAGTGGTTGCCGGGAAAAGCTTTGAAGCGTCACATCAAGGGCGTTGTCTAATGTTTGCGTTGAGGACGCAATCAACGTATTTTCGGCGCGAACAGGAGGCGTCAGATGCCTGAAGAGATGATGGGCGGTCAATGCCCCGTTGCTACGCGCGACATCACGATCAACTTGCAGAACCGTGGCAAGGCGATCGACAAGGCTAACTATGGGCCTATGAACCCGCGCGAGCCGAACGATCGCTACTGGCAGCAGCTGGCTGCGAAGTGGGACGTTCCGGTCGAAGAAGCAAAAACAATGCGCTGCGGCAACTGCGCGGCGTTCAATCAGACAGAGAGAATGATGGACTGCATTGCGCAGGGCCTTGGTGGAGAGGGAATGGCAGATGACCCTATGGAAACGATTGAAGCAGGCGATCTTGGATTTTGTGAAATCTTCGACTTCAAGTGCGCCGCAGAGCGAACCTGTGACGCATGGATCGTCGGCGGGCCGATCACGGACGAAGAAGAAGGCGACGAGTACGGCGAAGACGAAGAAGGCTCCGCCGAAGACGAAAGCTACAACGAAGAGGACTAAGTCTTGAAGGTAGCGATCTGCATACCGGCGCGGGAGACGGTGTGTTCTGGCTTTGCAAAAGACTTGGCGATGTTGACTGCCAACATTTACGCCGGTCTGCCGCAAGGTGGGACGTTCAACATTAACATTCTCAGCGGCACGCTCATTGCGGACCAGCGACAGAACCTTGTCCGCAAGGCGTTTGCGGCTGATTACGACTACGTCCTGTTCCTTGATGCTGACATGCGGTTCCCGGCTGACACGTTCTGGCAGCTGCAAAAGCACGACAAGGACATCGTTGCCGCGAACTACCCGACGCGGCGCATTCCCGTGAAGACGGTTGCCTTCCGTGACTTTGCGAACCTTGAGTGCATCTATACAGATAACGGAAGCACGGGGCTGGAAGAGGTTGATGCCGTCGGCATGGGCTGCATGCTTATCAAGATGGACGTTTTTCGGAAATGCCCGCTGCCTTGGTTTAATCTGGCGTGGCTTCCGTCTGGCAATGTGTGGGTCGGAGAAGATATTTACTTCTGCAAGCTTGCACAGGCGAACGGGTTCAAGGTCTACATCGACCATGACCTGTCAAAAGACGTGAAACATATCGGCACGATGGAGTTCACGCACGATCATGCGGTTGAGTGCAGGCCAGACATACCGTTCGATGTTGCGGATGCGGCAGAAAAGATTTCAGCAATGGAGGCGTCGGAATGAAGAAGTCGAAATCAGACAAGAAGATCGGCAAAGTGATGGACGAGTACGCAGCAGGCAAGCTGCACAGCGGCTCGAAGAAGGGTCCGGTCGTGAAATCGAAGAAGCAGGCGATTGCGATCGCTTTGAGCGAAGCCGGCAAGAGTAAAAAGAAGTGAAACACTTCTTCGATGAGGTCGACGGCTGGTTTAACTTCAGCAAGCCCTACCGCGCGGCGGTAAAGGCGGCAGAAGATGGCGCGATCTTCGTCGAATTAGGGTGCTGGAAAGGCAAATCTGCGTCTTTTCTTGGCGTCGAGATCATAAACAGCGGAAAGTCGATCGCATTGCACTGCATCGACCATTGGGGCGGCTCAAACGAGCCGGCGCACAAGGCTGATCCTGATCTTGAGCGCGTTTTTGACATCTTCAACGAAAATATGGACCGCATCGACGGTCTCGATCTGCATGTGCATCGCATGGCTTCGGCTCCTGCGGCGCATTTGTTTGAAGATGGGACGATCGACTTCGTCTGGATTGACGCGGGCCACGAATACGAAGAAGTCATGGCTGACATCGAAGCGTGGTGGCCGAAGGTGAAGGCCGGCGGCGTCATGGGCGGTGACGACTACCCGATGGATGGTGTAAAGAAAGCTGTGGATACAGTTTTCCCCGGACGCGAGGTCGGCTCTGAGAATGGCTGGCAGTGGTGGCGCGTTCGGAAGAAGGGATAAGGACGATGGCAATGCTCCCCGGTAAGTACGACCCTAGCTATACGCCGATCCCGAAGCCGAAAGTCTTGAACGGCGACACGGGGCTGCTTGTCCCTGACGCTGGCCCGATGGATGACGACGAGTTCGCCTTCGTATTGCGTCAGGCGATCGAGAACGCGCAGAGCTACATCGACAGCTACCTCGCGCCCGAGCGCGAAGCGGCGATGGCGTACTACCTTGGCGACAAGTTCGGCAACGAGGAAGACGGCGTCTCGCAGGTCGTCCTGACCGAAGTGCGCGACACGATCCTTGCGATGCTGCCGTCGCTGCTCCGCATCTTCACGGGGCCTGAGAAGGTCGTCGAGTTCATTCCGAAGCAGAAGGAAGATGTGCCTGCGGCGGAGCAGGCGACAGACCTAATCAATTACATCTTCATGCAGGAGAACCCCGGCTTCCGCATACTGCACGATGCCATGAAGGACGCGCTGATCCTGAAGACCGGCGTTCTGACTTGGTATAAGGTCGATGACGAGAGCGTCGAGTATTACAGCTATTCGGGCTTGATGGCCGAAGAGATGATGCTCATTCAGGCCGAGCCGGGCGTGACGATCGACGAAATGATTGAAGAGTTCGACAGCGCGATCGGGATGCCATTCTACAGCATCAAGGTTAGGCGCGTGAAGCGATCGCCTCGCTATGTCGTCGAGTGCATTCCGCCCGAGCAGTTTCTGATCGACAGCGAAGCGACGAACATCGACGACGCGATCTATGTCGGTCGCCGTAAGTTGGCGACGGTCTCTGAGCTGGTTGCGATGGGCTATGACCGCGACATCATTGAACAGAACGCCGGCACGGGCGGTTTTGAAGAGAACCTCGAGGTTCTTGTCCGCAACCCGGCAGATCAGTCGTTCTTCGGCATCACGAACGCGACGGACGAGACCACCGATCGCGTGTTCTATGTCGAGAGCTATGTCCGCGTGGACAAGGATGGCGACGGCATCGCGGAGCTGCATAAGGTCTGCTCCGTCGGAAATGGTGCCTACATCCTGCACGACGAAGTCGTCCAGCATGCGCCGTTCTCGATCCTCTCGCCTGATCCGACGCCGCACACGATCTTCGGTCAGTCGATCGCAGATCAGACGATGGACTTGCAGCTGATTAAGTCGTCGATCATGCGGAACACGCTCGACAGCCTCGCGCAGTCGATCCATCCCCGCACGGTCGTCGTCGAAGGTCAGGTCAATCTTGACGACGTGATGAACGTCGAGACTGGCGCGATTATCCGCGCTCGCGCGCCGGGTATGGTTGCGCCGCTCTCCGAGCCTTTCGTGGGCCAGCAGGCTCTCGGCGTGATGGCCTACCTCGACGAGATCAAGACGCAGCGCACGGGCATCTCGCGCGCCTCGCAGGGCCTCGATGCCGACGTGCTGCAATCGACGACGAACGCTGCCGTTCAGGCGCAGCTGACATCGTCGCAGGAGCGCGTCGAGATGATCGCGCGCATATTCGCTGACGGCCTGAAGCGGTGCTTCCAAGGGCTTCTAAAGCTCGTCGTGCAGCATCAGGACAAGCCGAAGATCATCCGCCTGCGTAACCAGTTCGTGCCGATCGACCCGCGTTCGTGGGACGCGACGATGGACATGACGGTCAACATCGCGCTTGGCCGTGGTTCTGACGAGCAGCGCATGGCCTTCCTGATGCAGATCATCGCGCAGCAGAAAGAGGTCATTCAGCTCTATGGCCCGTATAATCCGCTCGTCGACCTCGTCCAGCTCCGCGATGCGCTGGCCGAAGTGACGCAGCTCGCCGGCTTCCAAGACCCGGCGCAGTTCTGGAAAGAGATCAATCCAGAAGAGGTCGCCGCGTTCATGGAGCAGATGAGCCAGAACAAGCCGCAAGACCCGGCTGCGATGCTGGCAGAGGTCGAGGCCGAAAAAATCAAGGCCGACATCATCATCCAAGCCGCGAAGCAGGAACTTGATCGGCAGAAGGCGATGGCGCAGGCCGATCTTGAGCGCGACAAGCTGGTCGTCGATGCCATGCTGAAGGCGATCGAGATACAGGCGAAATATGGCGCTCAAGTCGATATGGCGATGATTAAGGGCGAGATTGACCGCCAGCGCGAGGAAATCCGTGCCATGTTCAGTGCGGCACAGGCGCAAGCAGTTGCGCCGCAGCCGGCTGAACCGATGCAGATGCCGATGGGCATGCCGATGGGGATGTGATGAGTACGTTTGAAAAAGAAGACCTCTGGCGCGAGGCGAAATACCTCGCGCAGAGCGGCGCTGTTGCTGAGATCATCAGACGGATCGAGCAGCGGCAGATTAACGAATGGTCGAACTCTGACCCCGAGAATGGATTTGAAGCACGGGAAGCAAGTTTCCAACTTGTCCGCGCCATTCGCGCTTTTCGGGACGAGCTGGCGGCGTTGGCGAGTGAGCCAGACGTGACCGCATTTAACCGTCGCTTGAAGGGCGACCGATAAGGGAGTAAATACATGAACACAGCCGAGCAGTCGCAGCCTAGCGAAATCGGCATTGCAGAAGCAGCAGATCGGATGGCGGCATTATTGGGAGGCGAAGCCGAACCCAAACCCGCCAAAAGTCAGGTTGCCCCTGCCGAGACCGAAGAGGTCGAGGCGTCTGCGGAAGATGTCGAAGAGACGCCTTCTTATGACGGAGAGGCCGCAGAGACCGACGAGGTCGATGCGTCGTCAGAAGAAGATGCGACGGAAACCGCAGAGGACGACGAAGATAGTTCGGAGGGCGAGCCTTCGGATGATACGCTCATAACCGTCAAGATTGACGGCAAGATGCAGCAAGTCACTCTGAAAGAAGCGCGTGAAGGTTATCAACGGCAGTCCGATTATTCGCGCAACATGAATGCGATCCGTGAGGAGAAGCAGGAAGTTGAAGCGGTACGTCAACAGGCGAAAGCTCTAGAGGAGACTTACGCGCAGTTAATCCCGGCACTACGGCAGCAGCTTGAAAGCATGATGCCGCAAGAGCCAGACTGGGAAAAACTGCATCGTGAAGACCCCTTGAATTATCCGCTGATTAGGGACCAGTGGCGCGACTATCAGGAGCGCCTTGCTGCGACGAGAGCCGAACAGGAACGTCTCAGCTACCTACGTCAGCATGAAGAGCAGGCGCAACTTCGGAAGATTGTCGAAGAGGGTCAGAAGTGGCTCGTCGAGAAAAATCCAGAGTGGCGTGACGCAAAGAAGTGGGACGACGCGCGTAGCAAGCTAAAGGACTATGGCCGCAAGGTCGGCTATACGGACGAAGAACTCGCGCAAGCATACGACCCACGCGCCCTGTTAGTTCTCGACAAGGCTCGTAAATATGACGAGCTGATGGCTAACCGCCCCAAACCTCAAAAGCAGGAAGGGCCTAAGCCGATGAAAGCGGGAACAGCGGCATCATCGCCGCGCAAAACGACCGAGATCACGCGGATGAAACAACGTCTCGCTAAAACCGGCAGCGTCGATGACGCAGCTGCCTTTTTCGGACTTCTAGACAGGAGGTAAGCCGATGGCTTCCGTTTCTAAAGTAACCACCTACGACGCAAGCAACGCGATCCGCGAAGACCTTGCAAACATCATCTACGACATCTCGCCCGTCGATACGCCGTTCATGTCGAACGTCGGTCGTGACACTGCCTCGAACACTTATTTTGAGTGGCAGACAGACGAATTAGCCGCAGCCGGCGTAAATGCTGCGATCGAAGGCGCAAATGCCGGCGATGCCGACTTTGACGCAACTTTGCGCGTTGCCAACTACTGCCAGATCAGCACGAAGGTCGTCTCGGTGTCGAACACCTCTGACGCCGTCAACACTGCCGGGATGCGCACCGTCATGGCCTACCAACAGGCCAAAAAAGCGAAAGAGCTAAAACGGGATATAGAATTTATCCTGTTGCGCAACCAAGCGGCTGTCGCAGGCAACAACTCGACCGCCCGCAACACTGCTGGTCTCCCGGCTTGGTTGCAGACGAACATTCAGGCGAACAGCGCCGTCGCTCCGACGATGTCTGGCGCTGGTGGCAACGGCTACCCGAACGCTGGTTGGACGAGCCTCTCGACCGCAACAGACGTTGCGTTCACTGAAGCGATGCTCAAGACAGCGCAGCAGCAGGCTTGGTCGGAAGGCGGCAATCCGTCGATCCTCATGGTCGGCCCGTACAACAAGACCGTCGCTTCGGCGTTCGCTGGTCTTGCTGAACAGCGCGTCACCTACAACCAAGTGAAGCCGCTGAAAATTATTGCGACGGCTGACGTATACCTCGGAGATTTCGGGGAGTTGGCCATAGTCCCAAATAGATTTCAGCCTGAGAACTTCGCGTTCGTCCTAGACCCCGAATACGCTTCGGTGTCCTACCTCCGTCCGTTCCGCGTCATCGACATCGCTCCGACGGGCGATGCGGTGAAAAAGGAACTCGTCGTCGAGTACGGCCTCCGCGTGAAGAACGAAAAGGCTCACGCGATCATCGCCAACCTCACGACTTCGGCTTGATGAATAGAGGGGCGGGGAAACCCGCCCCTTCTTTCACGGAGAGGATTTATGGCAGAAGAGTTTGCCCCCGGCTCGTTTGATCTTGGCGGTGATGCATTCACCGGCTCAATGACGAAGATGCACGTCACGCCTGACGGCAAGATGCACATCGAGAACATCTACCAAGTGGATGAGATCGTCGAGCAGGCTAAGGCAGAACGTGATGAAGTTTCTCGCACGGCTAAGACAGGCGACATGGTTAAGGTCGCAAGTCTGCCGATGCACGTCTATCTCGATCTCCTTCAGCGCAACATCATTGGCGACAAGATGGCGATGCGCCGCTGGCTGAAGTCTGACGAAGCGCAGCCCTATCGCACACACTGGATGGCGAGCTGATGGCGACGATTACGAACTACACAACGCTGCAATCGACGATCGCGGATTATCTAAACCGTGCTGATCTCACGGCTCAAATCCCGACGTTCATTCAGTTTGCTGAAGCAGACATGAACACGCGCCTTCGCACGCGCGAGATGATCGTTCGTGCCGAAGCGCAGAGCAGCAACGAATATGTGCAACTGCCGGCTGATTGGCTTGAGGCGATCAATCTCCACATCGTCGATGGAGCGCAGCCGCTTCGCTTCGTCACGCTCGACGAGGCCGACTACATCAACAAGCAACAGTTCTTCACGAACGTCGCAGCGTACTCGCTGATGAACGGCGCGATCGAGTTGATCCCGCCTCCCGGCGCAGACATCGACATCGAGATGGTCTACTATGGCAAGATCACACCGCTGTCGGAAGTTGTATCGACGAACTGGCTTCTGACGAAAGCGCCTGACGTTTATCTCTACGGCGCTCTGATGCACGCGCAGCCGTTCCTCATGGACGATCAGCGCATGCCTGTCTTCGCTGCTATTTACAACTCTCGGATCGAAGCTCTAAACGAAGAGAGCATGAAGTCCACACACAGCGGTTCGCCGCTTATCGCCCGAGCTAGGAGGGTCTACTGATGGCTGGATTTACTAATTATGCTGAAGACCTTGTCCTTGACTGGCTCTTCACGGCGAACTCAGCAACGCGCCCGACTTCGTGGTACGTCGCTCTCTATACGGTTGCACCGGGCGAAGCTGGCGGCGGCACTGAAGTTTCTGGCGGATCGTATGCTCGTCAGTCTGCTTCATTCACAGTATCTGGCACGGCTCCAACACAAGCAGCAAACACATCTGCGATTGAGTTCCCGACTGCAAGTGGTTCTTGGGGTACGATCGTCGCCGCTGGCGTTTTTGATGCTTCAACTAGCGGGAACTTGCTTGCGTTTGCCGATTTGACAGCAGCAAAGACGATCGGCAGCGGGGACGTTCTTCGCTTTGATGCCGGAACACTCGTCATCACGCTGGACTAACAACGTGAGAGCAGCCGTCGTAGAAATTGCGACAAATATAGTGGTGAATGTCATTGTGGTTCAAAGCCTCAATGACATTTCACCCGACGGCTGCTTTTTGGTTGATGCAGACCATTCGACGTGTCAGATCGGGTGGGTTTACGACAGCATCATCAATGATTTTGTCGATCCTGATCCTCCTCTAATCATTGAGGGGGAACCTGATGCCAACTAAAACAGTCCTTCTCACGTCTGGCACAACGTGGACGACACCTTCTGACCTTGATCCGAACGTCAATGCAACGGTCGTTGTACTTGGCGCTGGCGGGTCAGGTCGTAAAGGTGTTTCCGGCGCATCAAGTGGTTCCGGTGGTGGCGGTGGCGGGGCTTTTTCTTCTAGTGCTCTAAACCTCCTGCCAAATACTACAGTCTATATTTCCATTGGTGCAGGCGGTGTAACGTCGACAACGGCTGGATCAAATGGCGTTGCGGGTGGCGACAGTTGGCTGAACTGGAACACGTCAACCCGCACATCCTCTAATACTGCCCCAACGTCTAACACGACAGGCGTCCTCGCTAAGGGTGGCGCTGGTGGTACAGCTTCTGGCAATGCTGCGGGTGGCGCGTCTGCTTCCGGTTTTGGTACGACGGTTTTCTCAGGTGGCACGGGCGGCACGGGTGCTGGTATTACGTCACGCGGTGGCGGTGGCGGTGGTGGCGCGGCAGGCTCTGATCTTGGCGTCGGGGCTACCGGTGGCAACGCCGGAGCATTGAACGGATCGGGGGGCGGCGGCGGCGGCGGCGTTCGCAGCGCAGGGGGGAATAGTGCTGCGACCCTCTCAGGCGCAGGTGGCGCGGGCGGCAATACTTATTCGAACACGGCGGGTGGTACTGCCGGAACGGCTGTCGGCGGCAATGCTGGCGCAGGGGCGAATGGCGGCGGCGGCGGTGGCGGCGGAGGGTTTAATAATAGTGCTGGCGCATCTGGCACAGGCGGCAATGGTGGTGCGGGCACAAACTACACGATCACGGCAGGTGGCACGGCTGGCGCAGGTGGCGGCGGTGGTGGCTCCGGCGGTAACGCAACGACAACGGCTGGCGGTACCAGCGGCGTAGCTGGCAATGGCGCTTTGTATGGAGGCGGCGGTGGTGGTTCTGGCGTAGCCATTACAACGGTTGGCAATGCCGGTTCCGGTGCGAACGCTGCCATCATCGTCACTTATGAAGTCAGAAATATCGTCACGGCTGCTGGCACTGGCGCATCAACTTCAACAGGGACGGTTTATTCGATCTTGAGCGGTGAATACGGGTATTCGTACTACGGTGCGGGTCCGTATGGAAAAAGCGGCTTTGTAGAAGCTTCTGCGACAATCGCGGCAACAAGCGCCGCGTCAGCAGACCCTGTCCGCTTGGTCAAAGTTACAGAAACTCTACCTTGTTCGTCAGGCGCAACTGCATCTGCGGTTGAGGTTTTTCTGTCCTCGGCTACTGGCGCGTCAACATCAAGCGCATCTGCATTCGCAAAAACCGTATACAGCGTCTCGGCAACTATCCCAGTTGTAAGTGGTATGTCAGCTTCTGGCGTTCGTATTGCCGAAGCTGCCGCAGATAGCACTTCAACGTCAAATATGACGGCAGCAGCAAAACGGATTGTGTTTGCGACGCAAACGATCTCTGCCTCCTCGAGCATGACAGCGTCTGGGGTTCGGGTAGCCATTGCGCTAGAGACAATCAGCGCGCAATCGCACGTTGAGGCAGCCCCGGTTGTTGTCTATAGTTGCTCATTGACTTGTGCCGTTGTGTCTGACGTAAGTGCTGGCGCAAAGGGCATTTTTGCCGGGTATGCAACTTGTGCTTCTTCGAGTTCGATGTCCGCTCAGGCGCGGTTCTTGTGGGAGAAAGAGGCCGTCGCATCTCAAACGTGGACGCCGAGCGATATTCTTGCTAAATCATGGACGGTTCTCCCGTCCGGTTCCGACAGCTGGCAGCGATTGAACTAAGGGGCCAACATGGCAGACAGTTATACCCCGTATCTTAACCTGACGCTCCCCGAGGTCGGCGCAAGCCGTGACACTTGGGGGACGAAGCTTAACTCAGATCTGACCGCAGTAGACCTCGTCTTCAAGACGGACGGCACAGGCACGTCGGTCGGGTTGAATGTTGGATCAGCAAAGACGCTTTCAGTAGGTGGCACATTAGCTGTCACTGGCACGTTTACGTCGTCTGTAGACCTGACCATGTCTGGAACCGGCCAGATCAAGGTTCCGGCTGGCACGGACGCTCAGAAGAGCGGGTCTCCGTCTGCCGGCATGTTCCGCTTCAACACGACGATCAACCGCTTTGAAGGCTACAACGGTTCGTCGTGGGGTTCTCTCGGCGGCGCGTCTGGCGCTGGCGGTAACGCGATCTTCTACGAGAACGGTCAGACCGTCACGGCCAGCTACACGCTCTCGTCAAATAGCAACGCAATGTCAGCAGGGCCGATCACGGTCAATTCTGGCGTGGTTGTCACTGTTCCCACTGGCTCACGTTGGGTGGTTGTCTGATGTCTATTGTTCTCAATTCCGCTGGCGGTGGCTCCATCACGTTGAATGAGCCGAACACCGCATCAAACCGTGTCCTTGAGTTGCCAGACAACAGCGGCACTCTGATTTCGACTGGCTCCACGTTCGCAGGGAATGGTCCGGCGTTCATGGCAGAAAGCACGGTAGACCAAAGCGTAACGTCTTCGACGTGGACAAAAGTTACGCTTGGAAATGAAATTTTCGATACTAATAATTGCTTTGCAAGCAGCCGCTTCACACCAACTGTGGCTGGCTACTATCAGTTTAATGGTGTTGTGCGTGGTGTATCAGCGAGCAACAACGTAACCGCAACAAGTGCAGCTATTTACAAAAATGGCACAATCTACACCGCATCAAATACTGTAGTGAACACAGGCATTTCAGGTTTGGCGAACGCTGTATCCGGTTTGATTTATCTTAATGGTTCAACCGACTACGTTGAGCTATACGGCTTCATAACAGCGACAAGCCCATCGTTTGACTACAACTCTTCCGGCGTTGCGTGCCAACTTTCAGGCTGCTTAGTGAGGGCTGCGTGATGATATGCTGTGTGTTTATTAACGCGAACGATCGAGGCTGAAGATGGCAGTTTCTATTAACGGCACGAACGGCATCACGTTCAACGACGGGACGGCTGTAGGAACTGCGGTCAGCCTCGGCGCTCGTAATAAGATCATCAACGGCGCGATGGAGATCGACCAGCGTAATGCGGGGGCTAGTGTTACTCCGGCAACAAATAACTATGTGCTGGACCGTTGGGCTTTTGACCTCTCACAATCAAGCAAGTACTCTGTGCAGCAAAGCACGGTAGTCCCGACTGGCTTTAAAAACTCTTGCATCCTAACATCTCTCTCATCATACAGCATTGTATCTGGCGACTTTTTTTTGATGCGCCAAATGGTTGAGGGGCAAAATGTTACGGATTTATCTTGGGGAACTTCTGGCGCTAAATCTATCAGCCTATCGTTTTGGGTGCGCTCTTCCCTGACTGGGACATTCGGCGGCTCAATAAGAAATAGCGCCACTGATCGGTCTTATGTTTTCTCCTACAGCATTAGCTCTGCAAATACTTGGGAATACAAAACAGTCTCTGTTCCCGGCGACACATCTGGCACGTGGCTAACGACAACAGGCGTTGGCTTGAATGTCAGTTTTTCTATTGGCACAGGCTCTACATATAGCACTACGGCTGGCGCTTGGACGGCAGGAAATTATGTAGCTCCCACTGGCGCAGTCTCTGTTGTCGGCACCAACGGCGCAACCTTCTACCTCACAGGCGTTCAGCTAGAAGTTGGCTCCGTCGCCACACCATTTGAGCGGCGTCTTTACCCGCAAGAATTGGCTATGTGCCAACGGTATTATGAGACTGGATATAACATTTGGTCTGGATATACGAACGGTTCGTCGCCTTACTATTTGGCAACAAACTATAAGGTCACAAAGCGTGCAACAGCTACTTTATCGTTTTCGTCAATATCTGGAAGTGGCTTCCCTTCATCAGCTCCGACTGTTGGCGAAAATCAGACGGGATATTTCCGCGTTGACCCATCTTCAAATGCTTCGTCAACAGCTGCGTATTATCAGTTCCTTTGGGCATCAGCGGCGGAGCTTTAATCATGTATAGCAACGCGCAATACACAAAAGATAGCATCTCTGATGAGGTGACTGGTATCCGAGTTGACATCAACAACGTGACCTCGTTCGTCCCGCTCGACCCCGCGAACACGGACTACGCGAACATCATGACGCTTGTCGCTGAAGGCAAGCTCGTCATTCAGCCAGCTGAAGGAGATCAGGCATGACGGTTGTAATCGACGGCACAACTGGCATTGATGCGATCCAGAATGGAACTGTGTCGCAGCCTAAAGTTGCGTCTGGTGTGGCTGGCACTGGTCCGGCGTTTAGTGCTTATCGTAATGGATCACAAACGATAACTGTAGCAACAGAAACGAAAGTTCAAATTAATACAGAAGAGTTTGACACAAACAGCAATTTCGACCCAACAACGAACTATAGGTTCACTCCTACGGTTGCGGGTTATTATCAAGTTAATGGTGCCGTAAGTGGCGGCGGGTCAGTAAACACCACTGTAATTTTTTGTAGCATCTACAAGAATGGATCGGCATTTAAAGCCGGGTCCGTCATAAGAGATAGCTCAGGAGTAAGTAATTTGCTTTCTACTGCTTCTGCATTGATTTATTTTAACGGTTCGACCGACTACATAGAGCTTTATGCTTTTATAGGTGGAAGTGGAACAATTACTATCACTTCTGGATTAGCCGTCACATACTTCCAAGCATCTCTAGTGAGGGCCGTGTAATGACGTTGTATGAACAAATCCGCGACTACTACCAGCAGCTTACAGAAGCTGACTTCTTTCCGTTTGGCGGCAAGATCATGCTCCAAAACGACAGCGATGGTCTTGGTGACTACATCAAGGATTGGAACCACCCGCAGCTGCCGCATCCGCCGTTTGGCGAAGACCCGCATAAGTAACACGGAGTTGCGGCGATGGACTTGCAGCACGTCCTCAACTTCGCCATTGGAACGGTCCTTGCCGCTCTAGGCTGGTTCGCTCGTCAACTATGGGATGCGGTTGCAGCCCTGCGTGACGACATCCGCACGCTCGAGCGCAACCTTCCAGTGCATTACGTTCGCAAGGACGACTTCGTCGATGCCATGCGGCGCGTTGAAGACATGCTGATAAAGATTTTCGACAAGCTCGACGGGAAGGTGGACAAATGACGTTCGGTATCGGAGACGCTGTCGCCGCTGGCCTGAAGGTCATCGACAAGTTCATCCCTGACCCGCAGGAGAAGATAAAAGCCGAAGAGGCTCTTCGCCGTGATCTTCAGGCTTGGGACAAGGGCCAGACCGACATCAACATCGAAGAGGCAAAGCACTCGTCGATATTTGTTTCTGGATGGCGTCCCGCTTTAGGTTGGACTTGTACATTCGCTTTTGCGTTTATTTACGTTTTCGGCCCGCTCGTCACATGGATTTCGACGATGGCAGGAAATCCCATTCCGCTTCCGTCTTTTAACGTCGAAGCACTCATGGGCCTGACGCTCGGCATGCTAGGCCTCGGCGGTCTTCGCACGTTTGAGAAGGTTAAAGGCGTAGCGCGGTGAAAGAGAACTTCGATCGAGCCTTTATTGAGACGCTGAAGCACGAAGGCGGATGGGCAGATCATCCGCGCGATCCCGGCGGAATGACGAACCTCGGCGTGACGAAGCGCGTGTGGGAGGACTACACGGGTCGGCAGGCCAGTGAGGCCGACATGCGTGCGTTGACGCCAGAAAAGGTGAAGCCGCTTTACCGCGATCGGTACTGGAACAGGGTCGGCGGCGACGAGCTTCCGTCCGGTGTGGACTTCGTGATCTACGACTTCGCGGTGAACTCTGGCCCTGCTCGCGCCGTTCGTTACGCGCAGAAGATTGCAGGCGCAACGCAAGACGGTGCGATGGGGCCGAAAACTCTGGCGAAGATAAAGGACTACTGCGACCTAAAGGGCGACGAAGCGTTCATTCAAGCCTATACGGATGCGCGGATGGACTTCCTGCAAGGGCTAGGCACGTTCAACACGTTCGGCAGGGGTTGGACGCGGCGCGTTAATGACGTAGAACATTACGCATCGGTGATGTCGAGAACAGAGGTTGCCTGATGCCCCTAGCGCCGATCCAACTTCCTCCCGGTGTCGTGAAACCCGCAACCCCGTTGCAGGCTAAAGGACGTTTTTGGGACGCTAATCTGATCCGCTGGCAAGCAGGCAAGTTGCAGCCAGTCGGCGGGTGGTCGCGCATTTCAAGCACGCCTCTCCTATCTACAGCTCGCGCAATGATGTCGTGGACTGACAACGTCAACGCTCCGTATTGTGCTGTCGGATGCGAAGAGCATTTGTACATCCTAGACGGCTCTAACTACCGGAACATCACGCCTGCGACGTTCCTTGGGGCCGGCAACGGCATCTATGGTGCGTTTGGTGCAGGAGACTACGGCGAGCTGCTGTATGGCCTCGACGTGGCTGCGTATGACATCACAAGCGCAGTCCGATCTTCTAACGTCGTGACGATCACGACGGCAGAGGCGCATCAATACATCGTCGGCCTACAGATCACAGTTGAAAACGTGACGAACAGCTCGTTCAACGGAAACTTCACTGTGGCTTCGGTTCCTACCTCGACGACTTTCACCTACGCGCAGACGGCAGCGAATGCCTCGTCTAGCGGCGGTGTGTGTCTTCTGGTTGCTGCCGATCGGCGTCCTATTTCTCAATTTTATGTGCCTAGCTTCACTTGGACGTTTGATAATTGGGGCGAAGACCTCCTCGCCGTCGCATCGAGCGACGGTCGATTGCTGCATTGGAGCCACGGCGAAACGGTAGCAAACGAAGCGGGCGATGCGGTTATTTTGACGGCATCGCGTGTGTCGAACATTGTCACGGTGACGACGACATTCCATCACGGATATACCACTGGCAATGAAGTCGTGATCGTCGGGAATAGCGAAAGCACGTTCAATGGAACGTGGACGATTGCCAGCGTCCCGTCAGACACAACATTCACTTTTGCTGACAGCGGAACAAACGCTACTGGCACAGGCGGAACGATTTCTGAAGAAGGCATCCCGACGAACAATCGTGGAGTGGTCGTGACGCAGGAGCGTCATGCCGTCTTATTCGGATGCGGTGGAAACTCTCGCCGCGTGGCTTGGTCAAGTCGAGAAGACTACACGGATTGGGATTTCGCAGACCCGACGAACACGGCTGGATACCTCGATCTCGAAACGTCGAGCCGCATTGTGATGGCGACAGCTGTGCGTGAAGGCACGCTGATCTGGACGGAAGACGAAGCGTGGCTAATGCGCTTTATCGGCCTTCCGTATATCTACGGCATCGAGCGGATCGGCTACGGCTGCGGGCTGATGGCTCCGCGTTCGTTTGCTACGTTTGCCGGACGCTGCATCTGGATCGGGCGCGAGGGCTGGTGGATTTACGACGGCGGCTATGTGAAGCCGTTGCCGTGCGAAGTCGGTGCATATGTGTTCGACAACTTGGACCCTAACGCGAGCCGCCTTTATACGCACGGCTCCGACAATGGCCTCTTCAATGAGGTCTGGTTCTGGTATCCGACGATCGGCAGCATCGCCCCTGATCGTTATGTGATCTACAACTACGCCGAAGGCTGGTGGTCGATCGGAGAGATGACGCGCACGGCAGCTGAAGGCGCAGGCGTGTTCCCGTTCCCGATCACGGCAGACGCCGAGAACAACGTCTACTACCAAGAAGACGGATGGGATGCCGCCGGCACGTCGCTGGTCGGTGAGCGGTACGCCGAGAGCGGATCGCTTAACCTTCAACAAGGTAATGGGCTGACGTTCATCCGGCAGGCTTTGACAGACAGCGGCTACGGCTACTCCTCAACGGCGCTGACGTTCTACACGTCATTCACGCCTGAAGGGGCAGAGACGACCGTGGGGCCGTTCAATCCTCGCTCCAACGGCTACACAGACACGCGCGCCACAGGTCGAGAGTTCAGGGTCAAGATCGAGGCGACACAGGATGCGCCGTGGTCGATCGGTGAAATGCGGCTTGACCTCACGCCGCAGGGGAGCCGTCGATGACGACCTACCCTGCGCCTAGCGTAGTCCTGCCGATCCCGCCAGATCGGTACGATGCGTCTTATTTCGCGCGCACGCTGAACAATCTGAACAGGACCATCGCGTCGGCGGTCATCAAGGACGTGGCGGTCTCGTCGGTGCTACTTCAATCTCCTGACGGAAGCGTCTATAAGGTTGAGGTAGATAACGCAGGCAACCTAACAACTTCGGCGGTTCCTCTTGGACAGCAAGGCGCGCCTCCTTACTAAGATGCGTAAGGCTCTCAAGGTCGGGAGCGATACGCATAGCTTGGACGACGTGATCGGATGCCTCAAACGAGGCGAGATGCAGGCGTTCACAAACGATCGAGCAATCATTGTGACCTCGATCGTCGAAGCTCCGCAGAAGAAGTATGTCGAGTTCTTTATGTCTGCGGGCGACATGGATGCGGTGCTTAGTCTTTTCCCTGAAGTTAGGGAATGGGCGATAGCACAAGGAGCAGATTTCGGTCGGGCGTTTGTCCGTCCCGGTTTTGAGGACATCTTCAAGCAGCAAGGCTGGAAGAGGAAGTCCATCTTGATGGAATATCACCCGAAGGGGAACTGACATGGGCGGCGGAAGCAAAGCACCAGCGACGACCACGACGATCCAGAAGACGGAGCTTCCGGCGTGGCTTGAGGGTATTACGAAAGAAAACCTTTCTATCGCTGACACGATCTCGAAACGTCCTTATGAAGCTTACGGCGGTCAGACGATCGCGGGCTTCGCTCCAGAACAGGAGCAGGCATTCGATTATATGCGTGGCGGTGTCGGCATGACTGACCCGCTTTATGCGCGAGCAACTGGCGTCACGTCTGATGTCGCTGGCTATCAGCCGACGAGCTTTCTCAATGCCAATCTGCAAGGGTATATGAACCCGTTCACGCAGAACATTGAGGATCGAGCGATCGACGCTGCGAACCGTTCTCTGCGTATGTCCACGAACCGGATCGGAGATCAGGCGCGTGCTGCCGGCGCGTTCGGCGGCTCTCGTCAGGGGATCGCGGAAGGCGTTGCAGCGTCTGAGGCGGCAACTGGTATCGGTGATCTCTCTGCTCGTTTGCGGGCGGATGCGTTCAATCAGGCGGCTTCGCAATTCGGTGCAGATCAGGCGCGTGCGGCGCAGGCAGCACAGCTCCGCATGGGCGCTGCCAACCAGCTCGGCTCTCTCGCTCAACAGCAGCAGGCGGCTCGTATTCAAGACGCATCGCTGCTGGAACAGATCGGCATGCAGCGTCAGGCGATGCAGCAGGCGCAACTTGATGACGCATACAATCGCTATCTTGAGCAGCGCAACTATCCGATCGAGATGCTCAATCTCCGTCTCGGTGCAACGTCGGCAACTCCTTACGGCGGCACATCGACAACGACAAGCACGGCTCCGCGTCAGAGTGGTAACAGCCTTATGACGGGACTTGGTGCTGCCGGAACTGTCGCGTCGATCGGCGCTTCTCTTGCAACGATCTTCTAATGCGGACGGTCCTTCAATTCTCTGGCGGTAAAGACAGCCTCGCTTGTCTTTACCTTTTCCGTGACCATTGGGAGACGCTGCCTGTGGCGTGGCTCAACTCTGGTGCGGCCTATCCAGAGATGCAGGACTACATGCGGATGTGGAAAGAGCGCCTGCCGAATTTCATCGAGATCAAGTCGAACCAGCCGCAGCAGATTGCGGAGTTCGGGTGGCCGGCTGACGTTGTTCCGGTCAACAGCACGACGGCAGGAAAATCGATCACAGAAAACGATGGCCCGCTGATACAGCCTTATCTGTCGTGCTGCGCGGCGAACATTTGGTTCCCATTGCACAATGCAATGGTCGAGATGGGCGTCGAGCGGATCATTCGCGGCACGCGCTTGGAAGATAAGCGCAAGTCACAGTTTCGTAACGGCGACATCGTCGACGGCATCCAGCTCGTTCATCCGATCGAGAACTGGACGACAGAACAAGTCTATGACTATCTCGACGAGATGCGCGCAGACTTTCCGCCCGGTTATAACGAAGGCGAGAAGACGGGGCGTGACTGTTGGGACTGCACAGCGTATTTAGACGAGAATAAGGTACGGATCGACAACCTACCGGAAGAGCGCAAGGCTGAAGTGAAGCGGCGTCTCGGTCTGATCGGTGACGCAATTCGCCAGCAGTGGCATGAGGTGATTTGATGGTCGATGTGAGCAGACTTGACCCGCGTGTTGCTGCGATGGTGACGGGGCTGCGTGAGCGGTTCCCGCAAGTTCAGCTGACTTCTGGCTTCCGCGACCCGGCGCGCAATGCTGCTGTCGGCGGGGCTAAAGGCTCGCAGCATATACACGGCAATGCGTTCGATTTCAGCGTTCGCAATCTGCCAGAAGATCAGCAGCGCGCTGTGCTTCAGTATCTGCGCGAGAGCGGTGCAACGGGTTTCGGCTACTACCCCGACAGCCAGAGCGTGCATGCCGATATTGGCGCTCCTCGCGCTTGGGGTCCAGACAAGACAAGCGCATCTCTGAATAGAACGCCGACGTGGTTTCAAGAGTTCGTCGGCGTGAAGAACCCGGTTCAGGTCGCTGATCTTCCGCCAGTGCAGACAACAGCTGCCGCAGCAACGCCTGCGGCTCCTGTCTATTCGGCAGACCTTGGCACGGCAGCTCGATGGCTTGGTAACACGATCGCGCCAAGCCTTGTCGATGCTCCTACACCTTTGACAACAGAACAGGCGGCGCAACAGAGGATCGACATGGCGCAGCGTGCCGATATGTCGAAGGGTGCTGCCGGCATTGCTAGCGGCCTGCTTCAGCTCGCCAAGCTGGCGCAGCAGCCAGAAGAAGATCAGCGCATGCCAGCGCCTGCCGCTCCACAAATCAAT